CCGCAAGATACGGCACCGGCATCGACTGGAACGAGTTCCACACACGGGTCGAATGGCAGTCGAACGACTAGACCGCCGGACACACATTTTGGCCTATAACCCCCTTCGACCGCTCGGCCAACCATCCAAGGGGATCGGATACGAAAAAAGCCCATCCCCGATGGGACAGGCTTTTCCGATACTCCGATTACACGCGACAGCGTAACACGAAACCGTCTCACGTTCAAACGTCGCCGCCGTCGCGCTCGGCGCGATCCTGCGCGCAGGCCAACAGCTCCATGATGTTCCACTCCCAATAATGCCGGTCGATGCGCCGCGTGGACGGCATCTTGCCCCGGCTGCGCCAGTTCGCCAAGTCCTTGCCCGTCACGCTCACACCCGTGTTCTCCCGCACCCATCGGGCGGCGTCGGCCTGCGTGCGCGTGATGTGCATGAGCCCCGCGCTGCGCAGGTACTCCAACCGCACGCGCTTCAAGTCGAGCCATGCGCCGCATTCGGGGCACACCGTATACCGCGCGGAGCGGGCGGCGTAGATCGGCGTGCGTATCGGCTCGTCGTCGTCCCCCTTCGTGTTCAGGCAGTTGGGGCATACGCCGACAAGACGGCGCTCGCCGGCGTGCGTGGTGGCGGTTTCGACCTTTTCCGATAGGCGGATCAGGTCGGCGTATAGGTCGCCGGCCGTGTCGAGTCGTGCGAGGTCGGGCATGTGGTGCAGCAGCAGGCGGGTGATGTCGGCCCATTGCATGAGGGTGCGGGGCCGGTCGTATCGGTCGTGGCCGATCGGTTTGACGCCGAGCATGCCGCCGGTGAGTTGCAGGTGCGTTTCCACTGCGGAGTACAGGGCTTGGGCGGCTTCGTTGACCGGCGGGGCCGCGTATGCCCTGTTGCCGTGGCGTGGCGAGCGTTCGCGGGTGGTGGCTTGTTTGTAGGCGATCTGTTGGAGGGCTGGCATGCCGGCCTTCAGGAGCCATGCGAGGCGTTTCGCCCAGTCCTTGACGCATTCCTTGCACAGGTTCGCGTCGCCGGCTGGTTTGCCGCAGGCCGCGCATGTGCGTTGTTCCATCATCCCCGCCCTTTCGCTGGTGCTATACTCGCTTGTTGGACAATGCGAGCCTCTGCCGAAAGGTGGGGGCTTTTACTTTCCCGAAGCCGTTCCCGACGTGGTGGATTGGCCGGGAACGGCTTGTTTTCAACGGTTTGCTGACTTTCCTTAACTTTCTCTTCTATTGTCGCCGATGCCGGCGGGTTTTTCCGGCGCGGGTGCCGGGTGGGCTTGCAGGATGATGGCCTTCACCTCGTCGATGGGGATGCGCAGGGATCGCGCGGTCTCTTCCGGCGGCACGCCCTTGCCGTGCCATTCCACGATGATCTTCCTGACGCCTTCGGTGACTCTCACGCCCGTGCCTCCTGCCGGTCGAGCTGTTCGCATGCGGAGTGCTTGGCGCACATTTGGGCGACGCGGCGCATGCACTTGCGGATCGCGCCGCCGTAGGAGAGGGCGACGACGGTGAACCGGCCGAAGCATTCCGGGTGCGTCACGTCACGGCCGGGCGTGGCGGTGCCTCGCATGATGGTGACGGGGCCTAGCTGCCAGGCGGTGATTTTGGCGTCGATGTTGTTCATAAGATTTCCTTTCTTGGGTCGTCATTTGACCCCGTATCGGCGGCCGCCCCAGATGCCCTGCAACTGGTAGCCGTTGATCCGGTTGTGCTCGTCGGCGAACCGGCGGCACTCGCCGATGACCGGGCATGACCGGCATATGGCGAGCGCGGCCGCCTGTTCGTATGGTTTGCCGCTGAACCAGAGTTCGGGGTCGTGGTCGCGGCATGCGGCCTGATGTCGCCAGTCCATGGGTTATCGGCCGTCCTTTCGGTAGGGGTTGGCGCGTTCCACGATGGCGAGTTCGTCGAAGTGGTTCATGGCGTCGAACACGGCCTGTTTGCCTTGTTCGTAGGCTTCGGCGAGTTCGTCGGACTGTTCGGCGTCCATGATCGAACCGGCCTGCGGCCTTTTGAAGCCCGCCGTCCTGAGCCTGCGTTCGATCTCGTAGAGGCCGATTGGTTCGCTGTCGCAGGTGAAGACGATGCTCAGGCGTTTCATGACAAGTCCTTTTGCAGCGCGCGACGGCCGGCCTCGGTGATGGCATAGCGTCCGTATCCGACGTCTTGCGTGTATCCGCGTTCCTCCAGGGATTGGAAGGTGCGTTTGTGGTTGCCGTCGGCGGGCTGCATGTCGCCGTGGTTGACGAGCTGGAGCAGCACACTCTTCTGCGCGTAAGTGAGTCGTGGTCTCATTTGACGCCTCCGCTCAGCGGGTCGATGAGCTCGCAGCTCATGGCGTCGATGCGCTCGCCGGTCTTGACGGTCAGGCACAGGCGTTTGACGTCGCCGGTACGCCGCACCTCCTGCGTGACGGTCTGCACATCCCGTTCGCCGAGCTGCGCCTGTTCGCCGAGCCCGTAACCGACGGCGAGCGCCGCGAAGGCGATCACCGTAGCGGGCGCGATCTTGATGGCGTATGGTCTGCCGTTCCTCATTGTTCCTTCTCCGTTCCGTTGATAAAACTCCATGCGCTCACAGCGACCTGCTTCCACCATTCGCGCTCGCTGTCGTCCATGGCCTTGCCGCTCTCGTGGGCAATCGGGCAGTCGCCGACCTGCTCGTGCAGGCGCATGGCGAGCCGTTCCGCCTCGTCCGGCATGAACGGCCTACGGTTTATGGACCGCTCGAGCTGGATGGCGAGCGCGAGCGCATCGTCATGGCCTTGGGTATATCCGATCACGTAGGCCTCGGCCGGGCTGTCGTTGCCGAGGCCGGCGTCGGCGAGCGCGTTCAATGCCTGTTGGGTGATGTCGATGCTCATATGCGGGCCTTTCGGTGTTTGCGTTCCGCCTTCCATTTCACGTGGTAGAAGAGGAACGCTTTGAGCGTGCTCATAGGCTCCCAGAAGTCGCCGTCCGGTAGGTCGAGTTGCCACCATTGACCGCAGACCGGGCAACGCCATACCGGATCACTGCCAGAGGGCTTGCAATACTGACTACTCACTCCACGCCTCCAGTTCGCTGATGTCGGTCGGAATGCCGTATTGGTCGCAGTGGATGCGTGTGCTCATTGCTTGTCTCTTTCCCGTTTGATGAGTTCGTCGATGAGGACGAGGGCGAGGTCGGGGTAGCCTTGCTTGAGTTTTGCCCATGTTCTGGCTTCGACGCCGACGGCGTGGGCGACGAGTGCCGTGAGTATGTCGTACTGTTGGCGCGTCCACGCGATCTTTTCGCCGTAGTCGATGACTCGGCATAGGTACCATCGGGCTTTTTCGAGGTCTTCCAAGGGCCGGCCCTTGCTGTGGTAGCGCCACAGGTACTTGCAGCAGTTCCCAAGGCAGAAGGTGGTGTCGGCGGTCAGGTCGATGCATTCCATGCCGGGGTGTGAGTCGGTGTAATGCTTCGGGCTGTTGACGGGGTCGTTGATCCAGCTCATTGCCTGTCTCCTTGGGTGCCGGTTCGGATGATGTCGAGGTAGGCGGTGTAGTCGTTGATGTCCCGACGGATGCAGTCCTGGACTCGGTGGGTGCCTGCGTGGTTTTGGTAGGGGTTGCCGCCGATGGCTTGGTCGGCGAGGCGGAAGCTGGTGAGGTCGAGTTTTCGGTGGTGGAGTCCTTGGGTGATGGGGTGTTCGAGGTGGCGGCTGAGGTGCACGTCGAGCTGGCGCAGGTCGAAGTCCACGTTGGTTCCTGCGGGGTGGAGTGTGTATTGGCTGAGTTGGTCGTTGAGGAATTCGTGGATGTTGAGCGCGGTGTGCTTGTAGTCGTAGCCGGTCTTGGGTGCTTCGGCGCAGGCGAGCATGAGCCCGTTGGCGAGGTGCATTTCGTAGGCTTTGAGCATTTCGGGGTGGTTGGCCCAGTTGCGCACGTTGTCGGGGTGGACGATCAGGTGCAGGCTGCCGCCTCGGGTTTCGGCTTTCAGGTCGGTGACCTGCATGCCGACTTCCAGGAGTTCGCACTGATTGGGGTCGAGGCCGGTGGTTTCGGTGTCGATCCATAGGAGCATGTGGGGTTTGGCTGGCGGTTTTGGCGGGTTGAGGGGTTTGCCGCTGACGGTGATGTCGTGTTGGGTGTTCATTGGTCGCCTTTCTTGATGTCGATGTGGGTGGGGAGGTCTTCGGGTGGCGGGCAGGGATGGCGGGTGCCGTCCTTGTTGAGCTGCTGCCAGCCGCCTGTGCGGTAGTAGACGGGGATGGTGGCGGGGTCTTTGCCCGTGTGGACGAGGTAGCCGAGCCGGTAGGCGCGTGCGGGGTGGGCGTGTACCCATCCGTGGCATCCTGTGGTGCCGCTGCCGCAGAGTTGGAGCAGGTTTTCGGGTTGGTGGAGCCGGTCGAAGGGGTGGCTTCGCGGTTCCCTGTGGTGGATGCTGTCGCCGCTCCAGTGGCTGCCGGTTTCCCGGTCGCACATGGCGCATCGGTATCGGTCTCGCCTCTGTACGGTTCTGCGGGTCTCGGCTGTTGGCTTGCTGCTCATCGGCTGGCCTTTCGTTGGCATTCGTTGATGATTTCCTTGGCTTTTTGTTCCGGGTCGATGCCGGTTTTGACGCTGGCCCAGAAGTCGGCTCTCATCGCGTCGGTGAAGGTGCCTACGGGCACGTGGTCCCGGATGTGGCCGGTGATCCACCGGTCGTCGATGACGGTGCCGTCGGGCAGTGCGTGCCGGTATGGTTTCGGCTGGCTGGGCATGGTGTCCATGTATGCGCCTTGGCGCAGCCATCGGCTCATGTTGGGCGCGTATCTGGGGTCGTCCACGGTTTTGGCGTAGGCGATGACGGCTCCGATGAGCTGCGCTTCCGTCACGGCGGACGTGCCGTCGTGCCCGGCCACGGCTGCGGCCCACGCTTTCTCGGCTTCCCGTCGCGATCCGGTGTGGCGTGGGTAGGCGTTCCACGCCGTGGCGAACGGGTCGGCCAACGCCCTGGCCTCGGCCTCGGCGACCGACGCGGTTTGCTTCGATCCCGGCCCGGAGGGGTCAGGGGAGGAAGAAGGCATGGTTTTGGTTTGGTTAGGTACGGTAGTGCTTCCTGTTTGCTTTGTTGAAGTTGAAGCAGTCTGCTTCGCGTCTGCTTCGTTTTGCTTCCTGTTTGCTTCGGCTTTCGCCCTGCGGGACTCGCCCGACGCCTTGCCTCCGGCGTGGCCGGCGACGACCTTCTTCTCGTGCAGTTCGGCGGCTTCTTCGGGCGTAAGCGGTTTCTTCTGGTTCTTGAAGCTGCCGAACACGGCGAGGCCGCGACGGGTCACGACCCTGTACACGCCTTCGCCGGCCTCCTCGAAGAGCCCGTTTTCAACGAGTTCGCGCACGAGTCTGACGGTGCCGCCCACGCTTCTGACGCGCTTGAGGTCGAAGGTGCCGTCGAACGAGTCCGGCCGCGTGTATATCTGGTGGTCGCACCACGTCACCATCGTCGCGTACAGTCCGCGCGCGGCCATGCTGCTGTCCTGCACCGCAGGATCGAAACCGAAGGTGCTGTCGAAGTTCACAGACATGGCGCGCCGCCTTCACGACATGCGATAATCGACTTATGAGCAACGACAAGAAGACCCAGCGCTGCATGTGTGTGACGATTGATTTCGAGCAGCTTACGTTCGGTGAGCTGCGCAAGTTCGTCGAACTGACGGCAGATCGTGAGGACGATGAATTTGTGTGCGTCAACGACAATGACGGAGTGCCGGACGGCTTTATGGCGTATGTGGACGCAGAAACCATAGACGTCGTGCCAACCGATGAGACGTCGGAGCGCTGATATCGACCACATCTTTTCCTGAGCCACCCCGTCGCGGGTGGCTTTTTTGTTTGCCTGCTGCATATAAGCCTCTCTCAATGTGTGGTTACTTGATCTCGCCGGTGGTCGGATCGACGGCCTCTCCTCTGTCGGTCTCGTCAGCATCGTCGTCGGGATCGGGATAGTCGGGCGCGCTTTCCTCGAACGTGGCGAGGCTGTCGTGGAGGTTGTCGTACAGGACCGCGCGGCGTGCGTCCTTCGGATAGGTGAGCAGCCGGTTGATGACCTCGGCGCAGTCGATGATGTGCTGCGCGAGCGCGTCCGTGTCGTACACGGCCTCGGTGTACGGGTCGATCTGGTGGAACTTGTCGAGGTAGGCGTCTTTGGTTTCGAGCTGCATCTTGTGGTTGACCGCGCGGCGGAAGTCCACGGCCGCCTGCTTGATCTTCGCGCACGAGCTGTTGAAGTCCAGCAGGCTCAGCGGGCTCATTTCGTCGGGTATGAGCGCGTCCTGGACAAGTCCAGAGTCATTTTTCTTTGACATGAGGGTGTCCTTTCTAGAATTCCGGGTCGCCGGTGTCGGTGGTGGACGTGTCCGTTGTGTAGCCGCTGCCGCCGTTGGCCCACGGGTCGGACGCCGGCGGCTGAGACGGCGCGGCGGCTGGCCGTGGGCCAACGGGCGGGT